GAAGATGAGATGGCGTGTCAGCAGTTTAGATCGTGGTATGAGTGGGGCGGTGACATTCAGCCCTTTCCAGAAACCTTCAGACCAACCAAAGCCATGTTTAAAGCAATTTATGAGCAAGATAAACAGTCGAAACAAAGGCGCAAACGGGGAAAGGGAAGTAGCGAAGATCCTGCGTGAAGAGCTTGGGATCGATGTTCAACGCAACTGGGCCGAGCAAGCAGCTCGAGGTGGAGCTGATATTTTGATACCGGGATGGGCTATTGAGGTCAAGAGATGTAAAAAGGCCATGATAAGCAACTGGTGGACTCAGGCAGCGATTCAGGCTCAGTACGCTAGTAGACACCCCTTGTTGGTCTATCGCCTTGACAGGGGCAAATGGAGGGCTGTGATGAGCATTCGGCATTTGATACCTAATGGCTGTCACCATCAGCTTGAGATGAATTTTGACTGTTGGTGTCAGTTTTATCGCAACTGGAGAGTTGAGAATCGTGCTGAGTCTTGAGAGCTTTAAGCTCTTAAATCCGAAGGTCTCGAGATTCACGCTCGGGACAGGCGGTGAGCCTGAGTTGACGTTTCAGGAGGTCAGCGACTGTTTAGCTCAAATGAGCTTAGAAGCTGCAGCTTGGGGGAGGCTTTGTTATGCCAAACAGCGGGAGTATTCAGTCGTGGTTTTGGATTACCTGAGAAGGGAGGTCACGAAGGAAGTTCGGACAGACAAACACGGCTTGCCGGACTATTGGCTAACGTTGATTGATATTGCGGTCTGGATGAGCTTTCACGATGTTACCTTGACAAATCGCATCAAAGCAAAAGCAGTGAAACGAAAACGATGGACGAAAAACAATGAGATACATTTAACGAAATGCCTATTTTTATTGGATCAATTGGACTTTGAGCTACGAGCTGCGATTCTCATTGGAACAAGCAGAGAAGTGTTCAAGACATTTGAGGTGTGATGTAGAATTATGATCCAACGGAGTTTATGCAAGGTCGCCAACGGCGGCCTTTTTTGTTGTCAGCATCCAAGCGAAACCCTAACCAAATTCAATTTAACCAAGGTCGTTCTGAGTAATTGCAGACGCAAAAAAAAAGAGGGCCGAAGCCCTCCTGAGAAGTTTGTTTTTAAGTCCTAATCTATTGCGGTTGCCGCTTAAAGCCCCAGAGGTAATCCCATCCCGAGCGGGTCAGTTCGACCTCGTGGAAGTTGTAGTTGATCCGACCAGTGGCTGGATCGAGCCAACCCCAAGACTCTGGGCGGACATACCGAATCAGTCCGCGAGTCAGCATCGACTTGAGCACCGCGGGGTGATGGCCTCCGCACTTGATCCCCACCTGCAACTTGGCGCTCGTGCGGTCTCGGCGGTGGCGCATGGCGACCTCGGAGATGAGGACGGTTTGGTTAAAGGTTAGGTTTGGCATGGTGCCTCCGGTTGGTTGGGTTAGATTTTGTTTCTGTATTTTCTGGTGATTAGGTTTCTGATCTGGTAGTCATCGTCCTCGATGTGTCCGAGGTTGCTATGGTTGATCACAATCTGCTTAACCATTTCCGCTTCAGCCTTTGTTCCAAATGCGCTGACCAGATAAAAGGCTGCTTCGCTATGGTAGTTCTGGTCGATCATGTCGTTGTATTGTGTTGCGTTGAATGTCATTTTCTTTTCCGTGGTCTGTTTAACTGTTTCTAACTGTAGGGCAATGTCCTAGCTATGTCAAGAACTATTTTCAAAAAAATATGACTGAATCAAAAAAAGATAAAACTTCTAACTACAATGCGAAGCGAGCTGATGGTCAGTCACGCTTTCAGGCCGGCAATCCCGGCAGACCGAAAGGAAGTAAGAACAAGCTATCGTTTCAAGCTGCCGAACGAATGGAGGATCTCGGCCTTGATCCGCTTCAAGGTTACGTGGATCTATTGATGAAGGCGAGAGCCGATGGCAATCTAGCTGTCGAAGAGCGCGCACTGTCTCGGCTGATGCAGTTCCGTTGGGCCGGCCTTCATCACTCAATGGTGACCAACGTTGACCAAGAAGATCTGGAAGTTAGCGTGACCAAATTCGATATGCCGGATGCGTTGGGAAAAGGCGGCATCGGGAACGACGGATCTTCGAGTTTTGATGAAGGTCAGCTCGCCGATGGTGTCGAAATTGAATCATTTAGCCCACAACTCGTCGCGTCCAACAACAAAAAGTCATAGAAAACAGGACGTTATCAGCGTCGACACGACCTAGTCAGGGTTGTGCGCCTTAAAAAACGTGGGGGGGAGGGGTCTCTTGCGCGTCAAAAAACGACCCCCCACCCCCCGAAACGTGACCGCCCCATCATATGTATTGGGAGTCACACAAAAATATTTTCAAATTCCCGAGTTTGAATGTCAAAAATACAAATTCCCTACAAATATAGTCCTAGGGATTACCAAATACCGATCTTTGCGGCGCTTGATAACGATTACAAAAGAGCTTGTTTAGTCTGGCATCGGCGAGCCGGCAAAGACCTAACGCTGTGGAACCTCACAATCAAGAAAGCTCTTGAGCGTAAAGGTACATATTTCTATAGTCTACCGACGTATAACCAAGCCAAGAAGGTCATTTGGTCAGGCATGAGCAATGAGGGGGTGCGGTTTCTCGACCACATCCCCAACGAGATCACGCGCAGCCTCAACAACACCGAGATGCGTGTCACCCTCGGCAACGGCAGCATCATTCAGTTAGTCGGCACCGACAACATCGACAGCATCGTCGGAACCAACCCGGTTGGCGTGGTCTTCTCGGAGTACAGTCTGCAAAACCCAAAAGCTTGGGAGCTGATCAGACCGATCCTAGCCCTCAACGAAGGGTGGGCTGTTTTCAACTACACCCCGCGTGGCAGAAACCACGGTTGGCGGCTGTTCACGATGGCTGAAAAAAACCCCGACTGGTTTGTTCAAAAGCTATCGGTCGAGGACACTAACCTCCTTGATGACGAAGCGATCCAACGCGAACGCGACGAAGGAATGCCCGAGGAGCTAATTCAGTCCGAATATTTCTGCAGTTGGGACGCAGCTCTGCCGGGCGCCTACTACCGCGATCAGCTAGACAAAGCTCGCGCCATGAACCGCATCAAGCCGGTTCCGCACCGGGCCGGTTTTCCGGTCTACACCGGGTGGGACATCGGCATTGGCGACAGCACCGCGATCTGGTTTATGCAAGTGGTCGATCAAGAAATTCATGTCATCGACTACGAACAACACGCCGGCGAAGCGTTGCCGTTTTATGTAAACCTGATCAAAGAGAAGGGTTACACCTACGGCGAGCATTTCGCGCCACACGACATCGCAGCTCGCGATTTCAGCAGTGGCAAGACCCGCATCGAGATGGCGCGGGATCTGGGGTTGTTTTTTACGGTAGTCCGAAAAGCGCCGGTCGATGACGGCATCAACTGCGTCCGGGCAATGTTCAACCGACTCGTCTTCGACGAGGAGCAGTGCGGTCACGGCATCGATTGTCTCGCGGCCTACCGCAAAGACTTTGACGAAAGAAACCAAACGTGGAAGCCCAAACCAGTCCATGACTGGTCATCCCACGCAGCTGACGCGATGCGTACGTTCTGCATGGGTTGGGATGAAATGGGTCACATTCAACAGCACCGACCAACTCGGGTGGTGCGAGCAATAGCGTAGAGAAATATGGCAAAAACTTACGATCAGTGGAGTTCAAGAGCGAGACAGCTTGGTTGGTCTCCCGAAAGCTATTCGATGGCGGCTTATCAAGGCACCTCGCACTATCAGGCAACCAAGAATCAGCCTCAAAGCACCTCTCGAGCGAAGTCAGTTTCCTCCGCGCTACCTGACGATAAGCCAACAAGTTCGAGCGTTTACACCACTAAAGGCGAACTCTACGACTCAAGACGCAGCGGAAAGATATTCGGCAGCAACCCAAACAAATCCTACGAAGGAACCGGCGCTATATCTGGCGGTACGGTCGGCGGCAATTCAGTCAGTGATCGAAACAGGGTCAGCATCTACATGACCAAGCGCGGTTCGAGAGGTATTCAAGGGCCGACTGGTGAAATTTTTTATGAGACAAGCCCCGGCTCTTTAAATTTTAGATCTGTTGCAGGGGGCGACAGCGGCGGCTTTATCACCATTGAGGATTTTGGCGCCCAAAAAGCTGAAGCCGCAGCAGCAGCTGCAGCCGCTTCGACCGGTAGCGGTGGATCCGGCGGTA